ATTAAAAAGAATGAAGTGAAGACAGTATTTGTAAATAGTAAAACTACTGTTACTGGGAACACAAATATAGTCACGATTAGAAATATGCAGGTCGGTTCGGGTCAGAATATGAGTATTGCTTCTAAGGGCACGTATGATTTAAAGGTGGGTGGAGCTGCAACTATGGATTTTGATAGTACTCTAAAAGAGAGAGTTACAGGAGCTTCACATCTCACATTTGGTTCTACTCATTATGTTCAATATGATGGAGTGAATACATTTACTCACGTTGGTGATAGAAAGATTTATATTAAAGCCGATACGTTTGCAAGACACGATGCTGGTACAGATTACTCTTGTAGCTCTGATCCAGCACGATCTGGCGCCAATGATTGCTCCACACCCGAAACACCAACGGCACCATAGGAGAGTTAAATGGCTATATCAGTTGATCTCAACCTATGCGGCGTTGATCTGAAAATACAGGGCATTGACAATGCAATGCTTGATATCGAGTCTAAGTTAGCTGAACTTACTTCTGGTGCAAAAGGTCTTGCTGGAAATCTAGATAAGATTCAAGGTGAATTGCAAGCCAAGATGGCAGCTATGCAAGCCGAAATGGAAAGTCTAATACCTGATATCAAAGCTGAGCTGCCAAATCTTCAAGTTGAAATGAATAAGCTATTAGGTCAATTAAACAACCCAATAAATTTCTCTTCACAATTAAATTTAATTAAAGAAAAGTTTGGTAATATTCCTGGTGTTGATATTGATGATTTAGTTTCACAATTAAAATCAAATCCTTTTAATTTTGATCCATGTAAACTTGTACCAAATTTTGATGTTGAAGAAACTATTGATGAGGATGGAGCTGTTATTTACATTCCTGTTAAAAAGGGATTGACACCAGACGTGCCTGTTGTAGATGCTAAAAAATTACCAACTCCTCCTGAAGTGAAAAAGACAGAAGATGTCACGCCAAAACCTGATGCGAGCATCGCTGAAAAAACATCATTAGAAGAAAAACAGTTGGGTGGAGCTTCGGTCCCACCTCCAACCAATCCAGTAGTTAAATCAGGGAAAACTATTACGGTTCCCACACCACCTTTATTGCAGGCTGTTCATGATGCAATAGATAAAGCAGAATTTTCAGTTGATGATCTTATTAGAGGCCCATTTGTATTTACCGCGTCCACACAAGGTAGAAATAAATCCGGTACATTTGAAGAGGGTGGAGCTGAATTTTGGAGACCAAACAATTTTCCTACACAATTAGCATTTGAGGAACATGTTGTTGCTTCTTTATTCGCAAATTTTTCCCTTGCTGCCAGAAGAATTAAAGCCATCGAAAAAAAGAGCCCCGAAGAATTGGCAAGACTTCGAGCAGCTGTTCCAAATAAGTATGATAAAAATATCATGAATGAGGTTATACAAGCTATTAGAGCATTCGTACAGAATGGATTGCCTCCTGGTACAGGAAATGACGGTTCAGGTGCAGGAACATTTAGTATTGTCGGTACAAAAGCAACAGTAAATGCGGCACAATCTCAGCGAAGTGCAGTGCCAAAACCAGATGGAACTTTTGGTAAATTTAGTGTTCTCGTATAATCATTATAAATAATAAAAAATAGAGATAATCGATGCCAGAGATTAGAGAACCAATATTTAAAGATATTCCTATTTCGTTTACTGCGCATCCAGTCACTGGAAATGTAAAGAGCTTGAGCAACCGAGATGCAGTAAAGCAAAGTGTTAAGAATATTGTTTTAACTAATTTTTATGAGAGACCTTATAATCCCATACTAGGTGGCGATGTATTAGCAAAACTTTTTGAGAATATGGGACCCCTAACTGAATATGAGATTTCAAATAATATCCGTGAAGCATTAGATAACTTTGAACCAAGAGCTGAAGTGGATGAGATAAAAGTAGATGCTTTAGAGGATCAAAATGCGCTGAATGTAACTATTACATTTAGAATAATAAATGATACTGATCCAGTGTCGGTCACAGTATTTTTAGAGAGAGTTAGGTAAATGGCTGCAAATTCGTCCATTAGTGTCACAGATCTAGACTTTGATTCCATCAAAGCTTCTATGAAGACATACATCTCTTCAAAGCCAGAGTTTACTGATTACAATTTTGAAGGCTCTACGATCTCTATGCTTCTTGATTTGTTATCGTATAATACATACCAGAACGCTTTTTATACCAGCATGGTAGGCAACGAGATGTTTTTGGACTCTGCTCAATTACGAGAGAGTGTTGTTTCTCGTGGAAAGATGTTGAACTATACTCCAACATCAGAGAAAGGCGCGAGTGTATATGTGAACATTGATATCGCGACTACCGACTCTCCTAATTTTGTAATCATTGAAAAAAATACTGAATTTTCGTCTACTGTAGATGGTCGTACTTTCAAATATGTCACTCCAGAAGCCACAACAATTTATTCGACAACAGGCACGTTTTCTGCAAATGTGGAGATTGTTGAGGGTAGACCACTTACACACCAATGGACCGTTGACACAAATAATCCAGTTAAATACATTTTACCAAATGACAAGATCGACACACGGTCTATTGATGTAGTAGTACAAACAAGTGCTACAGACACATCTACAACAATATATAATCTTGCCGACGATATAACTGAAGTGAAAGCAACAACTCCGGTTTATTTCTTGCAGGAAGTTGCTGATGAGCAATACGAAGTTTATTTTGGAGATAACGTTATTGGTAAATCTCCAGACGATGGAAATATAGTAAAGATCTCATATCGTGTATGTAATGGCGAAGATGGCAACGGAGTGTCCTCATTTACCAATCCATCTAGCATTGCTGGTTATACTACATTTACAGTATCTGTAAATGGGTCGACGGCCGGAGGGCAATCAAAAGAAAGCATCGATCAAATTAAATTCAATGCACCAAAGAATTTTGAAACTCAAAACAGAGCTGTACTTGCAGAGGATTATAAAAGAATTATTTTAAGGGATAATTCAGATTTCGGTTCAGTTTCAGTTTGGGGTGGAGAGGAGAACGATCCACCGATATATGGTAAGGTCTATATTTCAATCAAGCCAAAAATAGGCACGTTGATTTCTTCAGATAGAAAAAACTCCATTAAAAATTCTCTCAAAAAATATAACGTGATGAGTATTGATCCAGAATTTGTTGATGCTAATTATCTTTATATTGTGCCAACAATTAGTGTGTATTTTGATTCAACTAAAACAGCACTAACGGCAGCTCAAGTTCAGTCAAAAGTTTCCGATTCTATAACTGCATTTGAAACAAATAATCTTGGCACCTTTACAAATAGAAGATTCCGATTTTCTAAATTTGTAAATGCTATTGATTTTTCTGATGTATCTATTACCAGCAGCTTGACTGATATTTTGATGGAAAGAAGATTTCAGCCAAGCACCACAACAACATCTTCATACAACATAGTATTTAACAATAAGCTGTATAACCCACATACTGGTCACAAATATGCAATTAGTTCAAGTGCTTTTACATTTAAGGGAAGGGCAAATTGTTACTTAGACGATGACGGTTTAGGTACATTAAGAGTTTACTATGTCAGTACAAATACTAGAGTATATGTCGACACAAATATTGGAACTGTAGACTATACCAGCGGATTGGTATATTTAAATAGTTTCTTAACATCAGCATATGGATCACAACTGAGTATATATGGTGTACCAGATTCTAAAAATATTGATTCAGTAAGAAATCAAATTCTTTTAATTTCAAATGCACAAATTACAATGTATGATGATGCTACTACCAGACTCGTTGCTACAACTGTTACAGCAAGCACTACTGGAGTTACGGTGAATAGGCCAGATACTGGCGTAAATACAGTGGTATACTAATCTATGTCTACTGACAAAAAAATATCGACTATTGTCGATCAGCAGTTTCCGTTCTTTGTTCGTGACGATGGTCCGAATCTTATCGCGTTCGTCAAAGCATACTACGAGTGGACGGAGCAGGCTAATAATGCAATTGAAGTATCAAAGAATCTTTTAAATTACCAAGACATTGATAGCACGTATGAGAAGTATTTAGAGTTTTTTCACCGTGAGATTATGGATGATATTCCTCGGGATGTTTTGGCTAATAGAAATAAACTCGCAAAACATATTAAAGACTTATATAGAGCAAGAGGATCTGAGCTTTCATATCGCTTGCTGTTTCGTGTACTGTATGATGAAGAGATTGAATTTTATTATCCAGGAGAAGATATTCTTCGAGCATCAGATGGTCGATGGGTTTTAGAAAATACGATTAGAGTTGGTCCTCCAAAATCTGCATCATACAGTACGGAAGCATTTCAAAATAAATCAATCGTTGGATTAACAAGCGGTGCAACGGCTCGTATTGATAACATAGTTGCTGGTCTCAGTAGTGGTGTTCTCGTCGATGAGTTTTATCTCATAGATATCGATGGAACATTTCAAGACAATGAAAAAGTGGCGCTATCTGATGATAATACAGTATTCGGATCTATATTTGCTGTATCTGGTCCACTGCAGGGAGTCACCGTTCAAAAAGGTGGTGCATTTCATCAAGAGGGTGATAGTGTAAAATTTCTAGCAACTACAGGATCAGGCGCAAACGGCGTAGTAGTTGAAACTACTGGGGATAGTGCGGTACAGTGGTCTATTGAGAGAGGTGGTTCTGGTTATTCATTAGACGCAACGATTACTATTAATCATGGATCTGGTTTAGAAACAGCGTTTACTATTGACACGCTCGCAAATACAGAAGTAATTCCTATTTGTCAAGATACAATTTTGCCCATGGCAAATGTTGTATTAAATACTGGTCCAAAATTTGTTTCACTTGGTGCAAACACATCTTCTGTAAGTGCTAACCTTGCACTGGCAAATGTTTCTTCCACAATTATTTCGGGTCTGAATTTTGTTAACACGACGTTTGGAACAATCAATTCCATTTCGACAACAAACTACGGATATGGATACAGTCCTACATTACCGTCGGCGACCGTTGTAGAGGAAAGTATTGCTGCTTTAAATACTCCTGATCCAGATGGCGGCTATAAAGGTAAAAATGCTGTAATCATATCTGAACACGCGCCAGGCGCAATTAGTACTGTTCGCGTTGCTAATTTTGGATCTGACTACAGTCGCTATGAATCTGTCACAATTCAAAATTTAACCAGAGCAGGTACTCAGAGTGCTGTTGGTGTTCCAAATATTTCTGGTGTAGTAAATTATCCTGGTAAATATATTGATACGAAGGGTTGGCTATCTTGGAATAATAAG